CTTGTATCTTGCAAGCAAGTTCTACTTCATAAGGTATTTCTTTCCAGCCCCAAACTCCACTTATCTTAACTGTCTGTGGAAAGAAGTAAGGAAATACATATGTCTGAATTGCTAATAGTCTGGTCACAGGCTTGCCCGTTTCTGGATTATTAATAGGCTCATACATAAGGTCTGTGTCTAAATTCCATACCTGGTTGAATGGTCCAGATTGATTTGCTCTTGTTCTTACTTCTGTAGGTTCAATAAGGTCATCAATCTCTAAGTACCACGGATTTACAGGTGTGTAGTATTTAGTTACAGGTGCTGCTAATGTGCCTTCTTGGTAGAAAGATCTTTGGCAGTAGTCATCAATCATACGGCTTGCAGCAAGAATAGCCATCTGAATTTCATTATCATCATTGCTATCTTCAATTTGCAGGCTGTTTCTTACATCTGCTAATGTCGTATAAACATTAGTAGGTTGCTGACTTTGTGCAAGCGTAGGTCTACTCATTTACTCCTCTTCTCCAATTTAGGCAACATTGCTTTTTCCATCTTAGGTAAAGCAGTTGCAGTTTCCTTCTTGATTCTAAAAATCTTTTTAATCTTATTCATAAATTCCTTTTCTAAAAAGAGTGGACCCAAATGCGGGGTTCATCCAGGCCCACTCTCCCTTAGATTACTCTAAGTATTGCACAGAATTAACTATGCAAACTTTAGAATGTAGGTGTTACAAGACCAGTTCCTGAGATCTTTGAGAATGCTGCAGGGTAACGGCCAGCAGTTGCTGCTGCGTATCCGTATACGACTGACTTAATTGTCAAAGAACCAGCACCTGTTGCATCAAAGTTCAATGCAAATGGTGATCCAGCCTGCTCCCAAAGATGGAACTCTGGTGCAGTTACGCAATAGATTTCATCTTCGTTAGTGCCAGCACCTGCTGTTGTTGTAACATTCGCATCTGCAACGATTGGTAGACCCATCAATGAGTAACCTGAGTTACCGTAGAATGCCTGACCTGAACCTGTTGCGTATGCGTTCATTGGACCATTTAGTGTTGGAACTACCAATGGACGACCTGACAAATCTACTGCTGAGAGTAGGAATGCAAGGCGACGAGGATGCATGATCCAGTGTGTAGGATTCATGTATGCACCAGTCTGAATCTTCTGGTAAGCATCTGCCAACTTTGGATATAGTTCAGCAACTGTTGGTGAAGCATCTGTGTATGTTACAGATCCAATTCCTACAGTGTTTGAAAGACCAAGGATTGCACCTGATGTTCCATCTCCATTTAGGATCTGGTTGTCAAGTGTTGTGTGCCATCCACGGATAAGGTCCTGGATGATAAATGCATCAATACCAGTTCCACGCTCAATCGCCTGCTTTGAGATATCTTGCTGACCTGCGATTGTACGAACATTCACAGTCAATAGTGTATCGTCAGCGTTTGTCTCTGAGATAGCATCGTTTTCAGCAGCCTGAACTGCAGTTGATGTACCAGTAGTCATGCGAGAGATATTTAGAGTCATACCTGCTGGAGGCAAGACCATCTTGTTTGTTGCGAAGTCTGCTGTTGGGCGACCTGCACGAGCAAGAGGTGCTGCAAGATCAACGAGGTACTGTGGGATTACGAGACCAGCAAAGTTGCCAGTTCCTACATCACGACGCTCAATCTCTTCTTCACGAGTGTGACGAGCAAGACGCTCTTGTGCTGCATAGTCATTGCTGAACTTTGCTGCGAATGCATCCTTTACGAATGATGTTGATGATTCTGGTGTGTATGTACGAGCCTCAGATGTTACTCGTGCTCCGCCAACCTTTGGCATTGCAACTTCAGCAACTGCTGAGCGAGCCTCTGATGCCTTAGCATCTGCTGCTGCCTGTGCAGTCAACTTTTCAATCTTTGAATCAAGTGAGCGTGACTCTTCAACAAGTGTATCAACCTTTGCTGCTTCGTCTTCTGTAAGGTCTGTACGGTTCTCTGCAGCAACTGCCTCAAGAACTGCGTCCAACTCTACCTTAACTGCATCACGGCGTTCAATTACTTTGTCTAAATAAGACATTTGTTGTTCTCCTTTGTGAGTATTTTTAAGTTGAGGTGGTGGTTATGGATTTCACGACGCTTACGGGTGTGAGCCTAACTCCGACTTCAGTCCTATCGTTTAAGATAGGAATATTATTTTATTGTGTTTCTCTTTGCTTGTGCTAAGCGTAGAGACATTGATCTTGGTAGATTATCTGGTAGGAAGTTTAGAACTGATGGATGATCTCCAACAATCTTTGCACCTTGTCCAGGAACATCTACTACATCAATGATATTTGAAGAATTTTCTAATTCTTGGTCTTCAACTTCTTCTAATGGAGACTCAGACTCTTCGCCTTCTACTCCGTTGTTACCAAGTAATGCACCCATGACTTCTACAGCCTTCATGACATATTCATGACCTTCTGTTAAGTCTCCAAAGATGCTTTCTAATACTAATAGTGAGTCGCCTGATACTTCTCTGCCTTCTTTAATTTGGGCAATGGCTCTCTTAATGGCTTCTCTTGCTTCTACAGAAGTTGCAGGGTATGCTGGATAGGTCACGATTGACACATCTCCATCAGCCAAAGATACCTCAGTAAGGCTTCTTTCTGTACGGTCATCATTCCACTTTTGACGAATAACACGGAATGCGAAAGACATTTGATCAACATCTCCACGAGATACAAGTGTATATAGATCTCTTGCTTCTTGTGTGTTTGCTAACTCTGCTTCAAAGTATAGTCCTTTTTCATCTTCATATAATCTCATGGTACCGTTTTTGGTTCTGGCCATAGGAAGTCCTTCATGGTTAACCAATAGACGAACATCTGGTGTCTCAGATAATGTCTTTCTGAATGCACCTGGTGCAATCTTCTCAATAAAAGGTAGTGGCACAGATGGTTCATTGAATACTGCAGCATAGCCTGCCATACGCATAGTACCGTCGTCTGCCTGTCTTGTTTCTATGTTTCTGACCGTAAAGGTACGGCGTTCAGTCTTCTTCATCTTGCTCCTTGCTTTATTAGTTTCATTATCTAATTTATCAATTTGGCGTTGTGCCCAGTCTTGAGCAGCATCATCAAAGTTTGAATTTCCGCCCCATAGTAACCAAGCAACTAATCCAGCACCAGGATATTCTGGATCTGAAGAGTCACTATTTTTTGGTGCTTGTCCATCTGCCTTATGTCTTGCGAACCAAGGAGCCATCTTCCTGACTTTATTGTCAGAGATATTTCCGTCAGCCATCTCTCTTGCTTCTCTTTTAGTAGCATCAGTAAGTCCATCGCCACCAAAACCTTCTGCCAAGTAGTCTAACCCTCTTTGTGCATTGTCTCTGATAAACTGCGGAACATTATCTACTGGCATTATCCTTTTACCTCATCACTGTAGACAGCATTAGGATCTTCTGGATCAATTAACGCTACCTGCTGTAGTTGTGCTGAAGGAAGACCTGTGTGTGATAGTTCTGCAATGTCCAGCATCTTAGCAACATCATCTGGGTTGTAACCAGCCTGAACAAGTATAGATGCAATCTCAGCCTTCATCTTATCTCCAACAAGTGGTGCTTGATTAGCATCAATGTTCTGTAGAGGAAGTCTGTATTGATCTCCAGCCTCTCCAAGTGAGGATAGGTCTTCGTAGTTTCGTACATCGTTTAGTGACAAGAAGCCTTCTCTTAGTCCCTTTGTGTATGCATCAAAACGCTCAATTGTAGTACCACGAAGCAATGCATCTAAATTAAATCTAATAAATCCATCTGCTTCAGGAAGTAGTGGAGACAAAGCCTGCTCTAATCTTTCAAGCAATGGGCGTAGTGAGTGCTGAACAAATGAAAGGTTCTGTGCTTCAACTGATGCATAAGACATAGCACCTTGTGAAGGATGACCTAATAGGCTCAGTGGAACACGGAAGATTCTTGCAATGTCTTCAACATTAAATCTTCTGACCTCAATTAATTGTGCGTCTGCAGCGTTTAGTGACAGAGGCTTAAATGCAGCACCACCAGAAAGAATACCAACTTTACCAGACATGTATGGACCAGCGTGTGATTCTTGCCAGTTAGTTGCAATATCTCTTGCTTGTTCTGCGTTTAATTCTCCTGCAACTTCAATAACTCCACCAGGATTAGCAGCGTTACCAAAATATGAAGCAGCATATGTGTCAGAAGCCTGGGCAATACCAACAGACATACGGCAAGCACCAATTGGGCTTAAGCCATAATATGATCCTGGCATTCTAAATAGTGGAATGTGTAGGAGTTCATTACTTGTAAGAATCTTATCAAAGATTCCCTTTTCTGTGTCTTTAACTCTATAAATAAGTGGCTCACCTGGAGCAAGTCTTTCAATTCTAATTTCATTTGGATTCAATACATATAGTTCTACTACTTCATTATTATCATCTCGTACCGTCAAAATAAAGGCATTTCCATGTAGATGCATAGAAGTAATTACCTGCTCAATAAATTCCAGTCTTGTTGTTTCTGGGTTTGGCTTGTTTACCCACTCTGGAGTGTAGCCATAAACTGATGCATAGGAAAGGCGATTACGGCCTCTGCGTACATAAGCACCCATTGGCAATGAAGAAATAGTATCTCCAAGTAGTCTTACGCATGAATAAACAGTAGATGTGCGAATAGCAGACTCTGTATCAACATATGTACCTGTATTTGCTACACCAAACAAAGGACGAGGTGGAATCAATGGAAGTATGTATTGACTGTTCATATCTCTGGTTTCACCAGATGCCTTTAGTCTTTTAGATAGACTCATTGTTTACCCTTTTCCCTTAGTTAATTTTACCATGTGGATATTCCTACTCGCTTCCAGGTATTGGTAGCAGTGCATATGTAGATATAGTCTGCATCCCAGGCAATTGTTCCTGCTGTTCCTGTAGCAGATGCAGATGCTGGAGTCTTTGTAGTAAGTTGGAACTCTCCATTAATTCTTACATTTCCATTAAGTCCACCAGTATTATCAAATACACCAAAGATCAGTGGAGTTGTAGTAGATGAGTTAGAGATATATAGTCTGTCAGAGTTTGACTCATTAAGACCTGCTTGCCATCCAATAAACACATTTCTTGAGGCATTATTGTTATTTGTTCCTGCTCCAAAACCAAGATATGTATTATTAGATCCTTGAGAAAGATTTCTTCCTGCATCTCTTCCAAGTGCTGTATTTCCTGAAGAAACATTGACAGAGGCTACTGGAACGCTAAATCCTGAACCAGTCGCTAATCCTGCTGGTGCTGTAGAAGCCAGAATTGTAAGAATTGAAGTAACTCTAACACCTCTGCCATTTACAATTGTAACTCCTGTTACTTGTCCACCTGAGACTGTAATATTTGCAGTAAGGTTTCCTGCAACAAAGCCATAGAAATGATCAGTAGTTAAATTAACATTTGTGTAAGTGCCGTCAGTATATCCAGATCCTGGAGTAATTGCTCCAAGTGAAGCAACTGTATCTGTTAGATTTTGAAGTGATGCTTGTCCAATTGAAGTGTTATTTGAGCCAGCAATAATTTGAATCATTGATGCTCCACCAACGCTGGTGTTAAATGCTCCATTAAAGTTTACACCTTGGCCTTGATTTCCAATTGCTGTATTACCGTTTACAGCATTTACATATTGAAGTGTGTTTGCACCAATTCCAATATTTCCAGTACCAGTTATAATATTTTCTAAAGAATTAGAACCAAAGGCAACCATGTTTGAGCCAGTTGTTGCAGAACGCAAAGCATTTGCACCAACAGCAATATTTCCACTACCAGTTGTTTGTGCTCTTAATGCTCTGTATCCAATTGCAAGACCATTATTTCCTGTTGTATTGGAAAGAAGTGCATCTTCACCAATTGCAAGATTTACAGAACCAGTTGTATTTTGATTAAGTGCAGCATTTCCAATTGCTGTATTTGCTGTTCCTGTTGTATTTGCATTTAAGGAATTATTACCAATTGCAACATTAACACTACCTAAGTTATTTGCTAAAGCAAAACTACCAAAAGCAATATTTCCAGCACCAGTTGAATTTACTACTAAAGTATTTCTTCCAAAAGCAAGATTATCTACGCCTGTTGTAAGATTAGAAAGTGTACCACCACTTCCAATACCAAAGTTACCACTTAGATTTTTGTTCAATCCTCTTGTAATGTACATTCCTTGATTTGATGAATTTTGATCAACAATAATAGGATTGGTTGCAGTTATTGCTTCAAAGGTTGAAGGAATATTCATTTTAGTTCCACTAAATGATGATGCAAGGTAGTCAATTCCAGAGTTGATGATTGAATAAAGTCCACCAGATACTGACATTGGTCTTAGTGTTACTCCTGTTGTATTAAACAATTGAGAGTTAAACAGTACGAGTTGTCCAGCAGCAGAAGTTACTGCATAGGTGGCATTAGAAAATACTGATGAATCAACAATAAAAGTAACACCATTTGTATTAGTAACAGTACCCATAAAAGCGACATTTCTAAAAGTGACTATACTACCTGAAGCATTAATTGTAGGAGTACCTGCATTAAAAGACTCATCAAAACGAGTAGCACCATTACCTGTAATTGATACTGCACATGCAGTGTTAAATTTAGCACCTCTAACAAGGACAGTTCCACTGGAACTCTTGTTAAATGCAGTTTGAACATTACAATTGTTAATATATGCGTTAGCAGTTCCTGTAATATCAAGTGTAGTAATAGCCAACCCATTAAGTGTTGCATTAGTTGCAGCAGAACCAATTGTTAGTGTTCCATTAATAGCAACATAACTTTGAGCCTGGCTTTCAATATTAATTGCAGATATATTGATTCCGCCAAATGCTGGAAGAGTAGGGTTTTCTGTATATGTGCCTGGATAAACCATCAATGTACATCTGTTACTATCTACAAGTGATAATCCATATGAGATTGTCTGTACTGGCTTTGTTAGATCACCGTTTCCAGTTACATCGCTTCCGTCTGCTGTTGATACATAGATTACTCTGTCGTATCCCGCAAAATCTGGGCCAGTAGCACCAGTAACACCAGTCGCTCCAGTTGCACCTGTCGCTCCAACATCACCAGTGACACCTGTAGGACCAGTTGGTCCAGTATCTCCAGTCACACCAGTAACACCAGTAGGACCAGTGTCTCCAGTTACGCCTTGTGCTCCTGTAGCACCTGTGGCACCAACGGGACCAGTAGCACCAGTGACACCAATGTCTCCTGTGACTCCTTGAGGACCAGTAGCCCCTGTTGCTCCAATAGGACCAGTTGAGCCAGTGGCTCCTGTAGGTCCAGTATCGCCAGTAACTCCTGCTGGGCCTGTGGCTCCAGTCGCACCTGTTGGACCTGCTGGGCCTGCTGGTGCTTCAAGAGTTGTTACTACATATGAGTAATGTGTAGTTCCTTCTGTAACAAAACTATAGTTATGTGCTGTTGCATCACCATTGACACCATAAATCTCAACAATCATTCTCTGACCAACAGATACTGCTGTTGTTGGAAGAGTAATATCTGTTTCTGTTATTACTGGTGCTGCTGCACCATTCCATCCAGTTAAGACTGTATCTGAATCACCAATAGTTGCAAGTACTGTTCCTGAGTTATCTGCTAACTTCAAACGAACAAATACTGATAGATTATCATTGCTTGCAGGCTTAATCATATGAGTGATAAAACGCTGGACTCCACCTGGAATCAATGTAAAATTAAATGGCTCTGTAATATATGAATCAATCAAAGATGTTGTGCCACCAGCAATGTTTACTGTAGTAGTGGTTTCTGTTGATGCTACTGGGTCTTCACCTAATTGTTTGAATCCCGTCAATTCTGTGACAGATGAGTTAAAGAAATAGTTACGACCAGAAGTAATTCCTTGTGGGCCCGTCGCTCCTGTAGCACCAGTTGGTCCTGTCGCTCCAGTCACACCAATAGGACCAGTTGAGCCTGTGGCTCCTGTAGGTCCAGTGTCTCCTGTAACACCAACGGGTCCTGTAGATCCTGTTGCTCCAACAGGGCCAGTAACTCCAGTTACTCCTGCATCACCTGTAACACCTTGTGGGCCAGTTGAGCCAGTTGCTCCAACGGGTCCTGTGACTCCAGTTACACCTGTTGCTCCTGCAGGTCCTGTACTTCCTGTACTTCCTGTAGGTCCAGTTGCTCCTGTGTCTCCAGTAACGCCTGTAGGACCAGTTGGCCCAGTATCACCTGTAACACCTGTAGGTCCAGTTGGACCTGTAGCACCAGTTGCTCCAGTTGGGCCAGTCTGACCAGTAACGCCTGCTCCTGTAGGACCAGTTGCTCCTGTAACTCCTGTTGGACCAGTAGGGCCAGTGGCTCCTGTTATTCCAGGTGCTCCTGCTGGTCCAGGTGCAGATACTGTTACAATGTTGTTTGTTTCATTAACAACTACTTGATTTGATATTGAAGTCATTATCTTGTAACCTCTCCGCTAACTGTGACTGTTCCTTGAATTAAACGAGTTCTTACTCCACCAATGCTAAGTTCTAAGTCATAGACATAAAGACCTGCATCAATATCTGCTTGCTCGTCTGTTGCAATTAAATTTAATGTTCCTGTAGGAC